AATATATAGGATTGGGTAATACGAAATTATATATCACATTCATAGCTGAAATTTAATACTAGCCTGTTCGATACATCGAATACTAATTATCTTATGAAAATAAATCTTAATCATACTCAATAGGAATATTACTCTAATCAAATCTGTATAAGGTAGCTCGCTTGGGATAAGTAGGCTACCTTTTTTATTTGTGTTCTTTTATCTCTTTACTTTGTAAAACCTGCTAGCTAAGGCCTTAATTCTTTGAGCCCATCCTACTTTCAGGATATCTTTATACGATATATTATATAAAACCTGCTAACCAAGCGTAAGGCCCTGTAAGCCCAAAAGGCCATAATAATCTCCATTGATGGCCCTAAATAAAGGCCTTCAAAAACCAGCCAACTAAGGCCTTGATTTTTTAGGCAGGTAGGTAGGTAATGATGAAGGAAGGGTGATGGTGAGCAATGATATTTGAATAAATAAAATCTATTTGTTTAATAGAAAAATTCAATAAAATTTTTTCTCAAAATATTTTTGTATTTAAAAAATCTATTGTATATTTGCAATACAGAAAAACAAATAAAACGTATCACTTTAAAAATTAAAAATCATGAATGCAAATGTAAATGAAAATGTGTTAGTAAATGAAGTAAACAACAATGTAGAAAATACTGCAAAAGTTGAAAAAAAGAAAGCACAAAAAACAACTGCAAAAAAGAGCACAAAAAAAGAAAGTGCAAAAGTAGAAAAAAAAGAAATAGAAAAACTTTCTTTTTCCAAACTACTCGAAACATTGGACACAACGGGATTGCATACCAATTCAGGTCTAAAGAAAGAGAATCTATATAACTCTTCCATTTATGCGGATTGCTTAACTGATAAAGATAAAAAGTCTGTTAGACGTAAAATTCGTAATCTTTTAGACAATTTTATAGGAAGCATTATTCGTTCAGAAAAGAATAAAACAATTTGCGAAAATCATTGCAAACAATTCAAATTATTTTATGAACAAGTTTATAGAATAAATGATTTTTCTGTAGAAAGTTTAGTTTCTAATAATACAGATGAATTAAAAAAAGAGAATTTAAAGAAAATGCTTGAAATTGTAAAAAAGAATTTGAAATGAAAAAAGAAAAAATAAAAGAGTGCATAATATTTGCACTCTTATTCCTTATATATATTTGGTGTTGCTGCAATTCATAATAAATAATAAAGAGAGTATATTTTTTGTCCCCTATAAAATATACTCTTTTTTTGCTTTAATGGGCAACCCTACCCCTTTAGGATTGCCACAACTTTTTTCTGAAAACACAATAAGGGAAATCCCAGAATCTTCGAAGAATACAATCATGGTTCCTTTAAAAATCATATAGGATTTTTCAATAAAGCTAATAAGGGAAATCCTTTAAAACTGAGCCAAGATTTTTCGATAAAGCCTATAAGTGATTTCCTTGAGATCCTGTGCCTCTGAAATTTACATATGATTTTATCGAAACGTTAATAGGGGATTTCATTTAAATCTTCGAATTATATTACCCTTACATATCTTTTGTATTCATATTGGATTTTTATGATGTTATTCTTTATTTCATTTGTTTATCCTTTATTGGGATTCAAGGTTTACTCTCTTATTATTTATCATCTTAGGATTTTCTTTTTTCATTTTATATTTGTTGTTTGGGGACTCTTACAAGAAAGGCCCAAGATATTTTTTATCCCAGGCCTTTATTATTAATCACTAAGGATTTTTTAATTTACTGGGCTCTCTCCAACTTTTAATGCGTACCCAGTAAATGAGAAATTATATCTACCAGTATTAACTGCAGTGATATTTACACTTTCAAGAAATAATACGTTTTCTACCCAGGGGTATCCATTTTTCATATCGGTTGAATTACCGTATTCAGAAAAGTATGAAAATAAATCTTTTGATAAATTATAAATACATAATCCATAATTGTTATCAATGGATATAGTATATATTGCGATTACTACCAGATCGCCTTTATGGAAGCTTCCATTGATTTCATCTAAAGCTGATTGGATACTGTCTAAATTGCAATTGACTTTTATGGAGTCTGTGAATTTATTTGGAGCCATAACCATCCTTCTAGTGGTTTTATTAGTATCCAAGTCGGTACTAAAGATAGAACCTTTTCCTATTAATTTTTTGTACTTATCTCCAGATGAGATTCTTTCGATTCCCAATCTTAGGGCTTCAAAGGATGGCCGAGATCCTGGGTCTACTCCTTTATTTTTCAGAGCATCCCTTAAACTTGTTTTTGCTTCATTGATACGTGATGTTAATGATTGAATTCTTTCTTTCAATGTAGGCATAATGTGCAGGAATTAAAAATTAATGATGAATATTAAAAGATTAATAATGAGAGAAGATAAAGAAGTTTTTTTGAATTTTTTATGACTTTCTCTTTGTTAATCTTTAATTGTTATAGGATATAAGTACATGGTTGCCTTGGAAGGTTAATTTAGTTCCCTCCAAGTATGCTGAGTAGATTCCAGATGAAAATGATAATGATACTTTTGGCATTACTGGGATTTCGATATCATTAATCCCTTGAGTAATCCGATCCCAGGTTGGGCTTATTGGTACACTTACACCTTTATTGGATAATACAGATCCCAGTGATGTTTTTGCATTACTGATTTGTAAAATTAGGGCTTCAATTCTTGATTTGAGTGACATATCTGTGATGTATTAAAGTTAATATAGATAAGATAGTATCTTATAATATTAATCATTAAAGCAATAATACAATGAGTTTGATTACAGGAATTCGGGATCAAAAAGATCACATTACACAAGTAAAAAAGATGATAAAGTATTCCCAAAAGAGAAATATGCGAATAGGCACAATAAAAAAATCCCTATCTACTTTCTCAAGCAAATAGGGATAAAAACCTGACCCATAAATAAGAGTCCGCGATTACGTTTTTTTTGATTACGCTGAAAAAATCAATTCTCAATTTTAAAAAACATTTACCAAAACCTATTCGTTTATAGTTTCCTTCTGTAGACTTTCCAATAACTCATTCAATTTCATAGAGTAGCCATCTAATTCTTCTGTAGAATATGAATTATTAGGGATTCCCTTTTTAAAGTTTTCTAGTGCACTCTGCAATTTAGAAGCAGTATTTCCTAAGCAATATTCTTTCCAAATTCTTTTAGATTCACTTCCATGAACCAATATTGTGAACTGGGTTCCTTTTAAATTTAAAGGGGTCAAGGATTTAATCTTTCGATCATATTTGGGATTTACTGATATTCCATTCGAAAGTAAGGCAGAATTTTTATTTACATCGATTACCTTACAGAGTTCACAATGTGATGGACCTTTGATTAAAACCTCTTGATCTTTGGATAACAATTTGATGTTTTTATCCTCTTTTTTAACAGATTTCTTTTTCATGTGATTAATTTTTGATTGTGATATTGTATAGTAAACACATGATTCTACAGGGTATGAGCAATACTAATAGCATTTTTCATATACAAAACATATCAAATATGAAGCAATATAAAGTTTTGGGAGTATGCAATGGTCAAGGCATAGGATTATTCCCATTTAAAGGTGACAAAAGGTTCAAAATCTTAGGTAATTTAGAGGTTAGAGGAGTGTATTTTACTCCAAAAAATGAACAATGGATAGATAATTTCCCAGGTATACCTCTTTTCAGGGATTTAAAGCGATGTAAAAATTACCTTGAAGGTAAAAAAGTACACATAATTATCGGTAATCCTTCCTGTGGAGGACAATCTATACTCAGAATCAGTAGAAAAAAGGATTTTAAATCTACCGAAGAGCAAAAGGCAGACCCTACAATGGTAAATTTTATTGAAAGTGTTCATCATTTTAAACCTCATGTATTTTTATTGGAAAATTTACCCAAATTGCTAGAAGTAATCCCAGAAAATCAATGGGAAAATGAAATATTCCCAGATTATAACCTGGTTTTTCACAACCATTCAGTTTCAGAATGGGGCAATTCTCAAATATCAAGGAACAGATTAGTAATAATAGGAGTAAAAAAGAGCTCTCTTTTATTCGAATTGGAGCAATTCCTTTTTGTTAAACAAATGAAAGCTCTTAGGACAACGCAAGATTTATTATTTAACCTCCCAAAGGATGGTAATATTATTGAAGATTTAAATAAAATCGTTTCAATGTTTCACCCAGACGATAAAAATAAAACCAAATTATCCCTGAAACAAGTACAAAGATTATGG